TATTTCAACTGCAGGTGAAACACAATTAGTTTTCACACCAGCAAACGCAGCTACAAACTTATTCACAACAGGAAGCATGATTGCTTTCATTTGTTATGAAAAAGGAACATGGCACATTGCATCTAAAATGGGTGGCGCAGCAGACGCTACTACAGGTGCATTTGCATTTGCAGCGTAATAAATAATTAGTGTGGGGCTTCGGCCCCACATTTAATTTTAAGGAGAAAAATATGAGTTCAGATCAAAAGTTTACTACAATAACAAGTACGGGACAGGTTAAAACTATTTCTGGTGGAACAACTAATATGGGTCCATGTAGAGTTACTTACATTCAATGTGAGGGAGTTGCTAGTTCTAAGCTAATTTTAAGAGATAGTAGTGACGGCAGTGGAGATAAAGTGTTTGAAGCTGATTTTGGCACAGAAGGTTTAGATATTTATATGCCTGGAAACGGTATTCGATTCGAAACAACTTTACATGCTACGATAACAAATACTACATCTGTTACTATTGGCTACACTGGCTAGGAGTTTAAATGGCTAATACTACTTCAGGAACAGCAACGTTCGATAAGACTTTTGCTATTGAAGAAATAGTAGAAGAAGCTTTTGAACGTATAGGTCAGCAAAATGTTGCTGGTTATCAATTAAAAAACGCTAGAAGAACTTTAAATATATTGTTTCAAGAATGGGGCAATAGAGGTATTCACTATTGGGAAATAGATGAACTTAATATGGATCTAATTGAAGGACAAGCAGAGTATGATTTCTTTAGATCTAGTGATGATGGTACAAGCGCTGTTTCTACACCAAACGGAATATATGGAATGTCCGATGTTCTTGAAGCACAGTTAAGATCAAATAGAACTCAAACAACACAATCAGATTCACCAATGACTAAAGTAGATAGATCTACTTATGCAGGTTTTTCTAACAAATTATCTAAAGGCACACCCAATCAATATTGGGTAGAAAGATTTATAGATAAAGTTAGAGTGCATATTTATCCAACACCTGATTCTTCTAATGCATCAAAAGATATGCATTTTTATTACATAAAAAGAATACAAGATGTAGGTGATTATACAAATGCAACTGATGTACCATTTAGATTTGTCCCTTGCATGGTATCAGGATTAGCGTATTATCTATCTATGAAATATCAACCAGCATTAATTCAACAAACAAAACTAGTTTACGAGGATGAGTTTGCAAGAGCATTAGCAGAAGATGGTTCTGCATCTAGCACACACATTACTCCTAAAGCATATTATCCGGGGTCATAATGAGAAAAAAATTTAGTTTAGGCAATATAGTTAAAGTAGGAAAAATAGTTAAAGAAGCAGGAAAAAAAATTAAAGGTAGCATGGAAAAAGATCCTGCTGTTAGAAAAGGTATTGCTGAGGCAAAAAAAGATATGAAGAAAAAAGGATTTATAGGTTTAAAAGCAAAAAAAATACCTAAAGATCTAAGTTACATGAAAGGCTATCTAGATTAATGGCAAAGTACGCAACAGGTAAATACGCAAAAGCAATATCAGATAGATCTGGCATGGAGTTTCCATATAAAGAAATGGTTAGAGAATGGAATGGTGCTTTTGTACATGTGTCAGAGTTTGAACCAAAGCAACCACAATTAGAACCAAAACCTATGAATGGTGATTCTATATCTTTAAGACACGTAAGACCAGGAAGAACAGAACCAGCTGTTGCTGCTATGTTAGGTAATAATCCTTTTTCTATAACTGCATCTTCACAAACTATTACAGTAACAGAACCTAATCATGGAAGAACTTCAGGAGATACAGTGAGATTTAGAAATGTTCAAGGTAGCCCTGGAGGTGTAGCTTTTACAACATATGAAAACTCATCAGGATTTAGTATAACGGTGACTACAACAGATAAATATACATTTACACTAGGGGCAACTCCTAGTATAACAGAAGAGTCAGGAGGACCAACTGTGTCCGCAGGACCAGTTACAATAACACCATGATAGAAAAATTAAAAAATATTATTTGTAAATTATTTGGTATTAAACGATGTAAATGTGATGAAGATGATACTGATACAATAGGAGAACGATAATGGCAGGATTAAGTGCATCAGGATTAAAAACACAAATTAGAAGTTATACAGAAACAGACTCAAATGTTTTAACAGATGCTGTTTTAGAAAATATTATTTTAAACGCACAGTATAGAATATTTAGAGATGTACCTATCGATGCAGATAGAAAACAACAACTAGGTAATTTTGTGGCTGGACAAGAATCTATAAACTGTCCTGCAGGAGCTGTATTTATTAGAGGTATACAAGTGTATGATACAGCAGGATCTGAGATTACAGGAGCTAACAGATGGTTGGAGAAAAAAGATTTAACTTATTTACAAGAATATCAGGATGTAACCGGAACCTCCGCTGCTCAAGGTCAACCTAAATATTATGCTATGTTTGGTGGTGCTACAGGTGAAGCAGATACTAATTCAGGAAGAATATTCGTAGCTCCAGTTCCAAACACAACATATAGATTTAGAGTACATTTTAATAAAATGCCTGATCTTTTAGAAAATAATGATACTAATTATATTAGTCTTAACTTTCCAAATGGGCTTTTATATTGCTGTCTTTCAGAGGCATATGGATTTTTAAAAGGTCCGATAGATATGTTGACTTTATATGAAAATAAATATAAACAAGAGGTACAGAAGTTTGCTAACGAGCAAGTCGGTAGACGAAGAAGAGATGACTATACAGATGGCACTGTTCGAATACCGGTAAACTCAGTAAACCCGTAGGAGAAAATTATGGCAATAACATCGGCAATATGTTCAAGTTTTAAACAAGAACTTTTACAAGGTAAACACAGTTTTGAATCTTCAGGTGGACACACTTTTAAGATAGCGTTATTTGATAGTGGTGCTTCTTTAGGTGCAGCAACAACAGACTATTCAACATCAGAAGAAATTACAAATACATCGGGATCTGCATATTCTGCAGGAGGAGCAACTTTAACAAACTCAGGTGTTTCATTATCTTCAACAACAGCTTTTACAGACTTTTCAGATGTAACTTATTCATCTGCTTCTTTCACTGCAAACGGTGCAATAATTTATAATACAACAACAGATGGTGGTTCAGGCACAACTGATGCTGTTTGTGTAATTGCATTTGGTGGTGACAAGACAGCTAGTAATGGAACATTTAAAATAGAGTTTCCAACAGCAGATTCAAGCAGCGCAATCATCAGATTAGCATAGGAGGCCGACCATGTCGGTATCTTCAGGATGGGGCCGGTTAACCTGGGACCAATCACAATGGGGTGGAAGCACTCAATTAGGAGCAGGTTGGGGTGCTCAAACATGGAATCATGGTTCGTGGAATGATCTTAACGATGTAACAATTAGTGTTACAGGTTTTTCAATAGACACAAATTTAGGTATAGAAGGCTGGAGTAATAATGCTTATGGTCGTGGCGCATGGGGTGAGTTTGCAGCAGACATAGGTTTAGGTGCAGATGTATCTGTATCAGGTGTATCTTTCTCAGCTGCAACCACTGCAGCTTCTGGAATAGGTTCTGCAGTTGTAGAACCATCAGGTGTCTCATCATCTTTTAATGTTGGATCATTAGCAGTAGAATCAGATGCCAATGTTTCAATGTCTGGAGTGTCTGCTTCTTTTGCATTAGGAGCTGTAGCAGTTGCTGATCAAGTTGTAGGTTTAACTGGTCAATCATTTACTGCAAGTCAAGGAACTGCAATAGCACCAAACGATACTGTTCAACCATCAGGTTTATCAATAACTTCTGCTCAAGGGACTGCGGTTGGATCTTCTAGTAACCAAGTTGATGTTACAGGATTTTCAATGTCCACATCAATTGGTACGGCAGTTGCACCAAACAATACAGCAATAATATCTGGTGTTTCTGCAGAATTTAATTTAGGTACAATAGTAGGTTTAGGTGGTGCTGTAGCTAATTTAACAGGATTATCTTCAACAGCTAGTGTAGGAGTCTTAGATCCTAACGATATGACTCTGGGTATATCTGGTCAATCGTTTAGTGCTAGTATTGGCTCAGTATCTGTTGTTGATATGCAGGTTGGATTAACTGGACAATCTGCAACATTTAGTATAGGTGGTGTAAATATCTTTGCATACGGAGATGTTGACACCGGTTCAAATACGTCTTATAGTAATGTTTCAACAGGTTCGAACGACACTTATTCGGATGTTGCAACTGGATCAAATACAAGTTATAGTGACGCTGCATAGGAGAAAATTATGGCATCAACATACACACCTTTAGGTGTTGAACTTCAAGCAACCGGTGAAAACGCTGGAACTTGGGGTACGAAAACAAATACAAATTTACAACTTATTGAACAAATAGCTGGTGGATTTATACAAAAGTCCATTGCTGGTGGTGCACAGACAACTGCTTTAGCAGTTAGTGATGGATCAACTGGTGCAGAACTTGCACATAGAATGATAGAATTTACAGGTACAATTACAGGTAATCAGATTGTTACAATTCCAAACGACGTACAAAACTTTTATATTTTAAAAAATGCAACTTCAGGTGCTTATACAGTACAATTTAAATATGCATCTGGTTCGGGAGATACATTTACTTTTTCAGCAACACAGAAAAAAACAGCTATAATTTTTGCATCTGGTAATCCAGATACAACAGATCCTAAAATGATTGAAATTCAAACTGGTGGAGATGTTGTTGATGATACATCACCACAATTAGGTGGAGATTTAGATACAAATGATTTCAACATTGCATTTGATGATGCACATGGAATTAATGATGAGAATGGAAATGAACAAATAGTATTTCAGACAACTTCATCCGCAGTAAACCAATTAGATATAACAAACGCTGCAACAGGTAATGCACCATCTATTCAAGCAACTGGTGGTGATTCTAATATAAGTTTAAAAGTTGGACCTAAAGGAACTGGTCTTATAGAAGTTTTAGGTGCAACAAACCCAGGTTCAATTCAGCTTAACTGTGAGTCTAACTCCCACGGAATTAAACTTACGTCACCCCCACATAGTTCTGGGCAGAGCTATGAGCTAAAATTTCCAACAGGAAACGTAACAGCAGACAGATTTTTAAAAGTAGCATCAGTATCTGGTTCAGGCACAACAGGTGTTGGACAGTTATCATTCGCTGAAGTATCAGGTGGAACTTCTTGGCAAGCAGTAAAAACTTCTGGTTTTACAGCAGTAGCTGGTGAAGGTTATTTTATTGATACTACAAGTGGTGCGATAGAAATGGATTTACCTGCAGGTAATATTGGTGATGAAATATCTTTTATAGATTATGCAGGAACATTTGATTCAAATGCTCTAACAATTGATCAAAACGGAACAGAAAAAATTGCAGGATCAACAGATCCTTTAACAGTATCAACAGAAAGAGCAGCAAATACTTTAGTTTATGTAGATGGTACGCAAGGTTGGCTCTTAAAGAATAATTAAGGAGATCAATGGCTACTTATAGAGAATTAGTCGGAAAAAAAATTAAAAAAGTTACATCCGATCCATCTGATTCAATTGATGGACAGATGTGGTATAACTCCACAACTGGAGCTATTAGAGGATTAGCTATTAATGAAGGATGGTCAAGTGCTCCAAGTTTAGGTACAGGTGCATATTTAGCAGGTTCTTTTGGTACTCAAACAGCAGGTGTTAAAATATGTGGAACTAAACATCCTGGCACCCCTATTAGTAATGTTGAACATTATAATGGAACTGGGTGGAGTGAAGAAACAAATTACCCTACAGCAGCTCAATCAGTATCGGGCGCAGGAACACAAACCGCAGGAATAGCAGCTGGGGGTCTTACGCCTAGTCAAACAAGTGCTGCAAATTATTATGATGGCACATCTTGGACATCAGCAAATAGCTTACCATATACAGCTAATAATTTGGCTAGTTGTGGATTAACACAATCTAGTGTTATCTATGCCGTTGGTAGAGATGGTTCATCTGGAAACTCAGGAACTAATAAATCAATTACTTTTGATGGAACTAATTTTGCAAACGGACCAAATCACGTAACTACAAGAATGTTTAACACTGTAAGTGGAGCTGGAACAGGAACAGCAGCATTAATTGTTGGTGGTTTTATAGACCCATCTCCTAATAATATGACAAACTGCGAAGAATATGATGGCACATCATGGAGCGCTACAGGTTCTTTAAATGTAGCCACAGGTTTTGCTTCGGCATGGGGAACACAAACAAACGCTGTAACACAGAATAATGATTCAAGCTACACAGGATCAGAAGCTTATAATGGTTCTACTTGGTCAGCTCTACCTCCCACAGGAGCACCTTCTCCAGGAGGTCTTTATGGTATAACTGCAGGAGCAACTGGAGATGCTGGTTGGTTATCAGCTATAAACCCATCAGGCACAGTTTATGCCACTTCAGTAGAATTTAACAGATCAACAAACGTAGTTACAGGAGCAGCATGGGCTAGTGGAGGAACTATGCCACAAGGCACAAACATGGCTGCAGGATGTGGAACTCAAACTGCTGGTTTAGGTTTTGCTGGGTACAGCGATACTTATCCAGGTAGCCCTAATGATATAACAGAATCTTATGAATATGACGGTTCTACTTGGACCGCTGGTGGAGATGTAAATACAGGTAGATATGCACTTGGAGGTGCGGGAACTCAAACGGCTGCTTTAGCTTTTGGTGGTGTAGGTTCTCCTCCTGTTGGTTACACTGGTAGCACAGAAGAATACGATGGTTCATCTTGGACTGTAAACGCAACTCCGTATTTTTTAAACCAAGCAAGATCTAATATGGCTGGAGCAGGAACTCAAACTGCTGCCTGGGCAGCTGGTGGTTATGCTGATCCTGGCACTAATTATTATGCTAACGCTGAAACTTATAATGGAACTTCTTGGACAGCTATACCTGCTTTAAACACAGCTAGACAAAGTGGAAGAGGAGGCGGAACAACTACCGCTTCATTAGTAGCGGGTGGAGAACCTGGAACAGGAGCTGTTGCTGTTGTTGAGGAATACAATGGTTCTTCTTGGACAACGGTTACTAGTATTCCTTTAACAGCTAAAAATCACGCTGCGTCTGGAACACAAACTGATGGACTTATTTATAGTGGAACACTAGGAGGGTCTACATCTGGTACAACACTTGGTTATGATGGAACAAACTGGTCGACAAGACCATCTATGGCATCAGCCAGAAGACAAGGAGCTTCATTTGTTACTGCTCCTGCATCAGCTTCAACAATGTTTGGAGGATCTTCTAATAACACAGGAGGAACGGCAACAGAAGATTTTACTGGAGAAACAGAAGCAGCTAACGTAAAAACATTTAGTACGAGTTAATTATGACAACATATAGAAAATTACACGGTAAAGCAGTTAAAACAGTCACAACTAATCCAACAGATGATGCGGCTGAGGGACAAATCTGGTTTAACTCAACAGATAATAAATTTAAATCTGTAGTGTCTTCATCAGCGTGGGTTAGCGCTGCAGCAATGATTACTGCTAGAGGTTATGGATCAGCTAATGGAACTCAAACTGCCTCTCTTTATACAGGTGGTCTTGAGCCAGGTGGCACTTACTATGCAAATACTGAAGAATACAATGGTTCAGGTTGGAGCGTAGGTGGGGCTTTACCAGCAACCAATTATGCAGCAGGTTCAGCTGGAACACAAACAGCAGCTTTATTTTTTGGAGGTGGTAACGCAAGCGGTCAAGTTGGAACTACGTATACTTATAATGGCTCCTCTTGGACAGCATCACCTAACTCATTGAACTTAACAAGAGATTACATATGTGGCACAGGAACACAAACTTCAGCGTTAGCTTACTGTGGAAGAGTTACTTCACCTAGTCTTGCTGTTGTTACAAATTTTGAAGAATGGAATGGTTCCTCTTGGACAGCTTTAACAGCTGCACCTACTGCCGTTGCTTTATCAATGGGTGAGGGACCAGAAACAGCTTCTTTTTTTGCAAGTGGTGGTACAAATAATGGAGGACCACCTTATGTAGGCACAGCTCAAGAATACAATGGTTCTACGTTAAGCACAGGAGGCAGCGTTAATACAGGAAGAGCTGCTGGAGGAGCAGCGGGAAATTCAAGCGCAGGATTAATTTTTGGAGGAGATGTAGGTGGAAGTACACAAACAAAAACTGAAACATATGATGGAACAACTTTTTCTGAAATTGCTGACATGTCAACAGCTATGAGAGGAGTAGGAAATGGATCTGGAGCAACTAATGCAGCTGCAGTAGTATCAGGATCTTATGGTCCTCCCGCACTTGGCACAACAGAAGAATTTACTTCATCATCAAATGTTATCACAGCTGGAGCATGGGCAGCTGGTGGATCTATGTCCACTGCAAGACAAAGTGGTTCAAGTTTTGGAACACAAACGGCAGCTGCTGTTTTTTGTGGGGAGACCCCTTCATTTACAAATAATACTGAACATTATGATGGAAGTAGTTTTAGTTCAGGAGGAAATTATCCTCAATCGTATGCAACAGTTGGAGCTTTTGGTGTTTTAACAGCAGGTGTTGGTTATGGAGGTCGTACACCACCTAGTGCGGCACAAAACACTACCGCAGAGTATGATGGTAGTTCTTGGACAGCAGTAAATAATTATCCAATAGGAATTGGTGCTTCTGTAGGATGTGGAGTTTTAACAGCAGGTTTAGCTTGTGCAGGAGACACGTTTCCACCTACATCTGGTAGACACTCAAATACATCTAAAGAATATGATGGGACTAATTGGACATCTGGTGGAAATTTAGGAACTGCAGGATATGCAGGTATGGCGGCTGGAACACAAACAGCAGCGGTATTTGTTGGAGGAAGCAACAGGAACGCTTTAACAGAAGAATATGATGGTTCATCATGGACAGCAGGAGGTGGATCAATTACTAACATAGCTTTTGGTGGAAGTGCAGGAACACAAGATAATATGACAACATTTGCAACAAATTCTGTTCCATACGCTTTTGTTCAAAGGTATAATGGAACAGCTATGTCTACGGATCCATTTATTTCAACAGGTAGATATGCTGGAACAGGAGCAGGAACAGCACCTGCATCTTTAGCAATGGGAGGAAGAGCTCCACCATTTTCAACAGCAGTAGAAGAATTTACTGCAGAAACAACAGCTTTAAATGTAAAAGATCTTACACAAAGTTAATAATTATGATATACAATTTAAAAAAGGAGGACTAAACTATGGCACACTTTATATATGGAGTAGCTGAAAACACTGGTAAAGGATTTTTCACTGCAGAAGACAGAAGAAAATTCTTCCTTAGAGGTTATCCTGCAAACGTCTGGATGGTTGGTAACAACGTTGAC